AGCTGTTGCTGGTCTAAAGGGTGAAAATGCTGCTTACGCCGCAACGAAGTCAGAACTTAACGAAGTGGCTGAAGCTGCTTATGAAGTCTATCCTTTCCTCAATAAAAACGGGGAAAACTTCGATGAAACTGCAATCAACGATGTTCTGGAATACCGGAATGAACTTATCGACGCCGTTAAATCGGATGGGTCAAGGAAATACACCCCTGCTGAAGCCCTTCAAAAAGCCATTGACAAACTTGCACCTTTCCATGCTGCGCGTATAGGGGTAAAGGTTCCTGATGGTGAAACCGAAATACAGAAAGCAGTCAGGGAAAAACGTGCTCAAGAAGCGGCAGAGAAAGCGGCTGCGGCTACCAGAAATCAACCGGCTTTTGTCAAGGGCCGTACTGATGAGGGCGGGTTCAAGCTGGATGTCAATAAAATGACGGCTGACGAAATAGCAAAACTCCCGAAAGATGTTCAAGATCGGCTCTTAGGGAATACTCTTGACGAAAAAGATCAACAAAGAGCGGCATAAAATCAATAATGGAGGAGAAAAACCATGTCTGATGAAACTCAAGAAACTGGTGTAAATTCTAATGAAGCGGCTGATACTCCTGCACCGGCTCCGGCTGAACAATCGGCGGCTGATGCTCCTGAAGTGAAAGATGAACCGATTGAAGAAGAATTACCGGCTCCGCCTGTCGCTGATGCACAACCGCCTGAAGATGATGTGACTGAAGAGGATGAAGAAACACATCCCCTACTTCGTCTTGAAATGCTGGAAGATCATGTAGCTTTCATGGAAGCATTTCTCCTGACACTCCCGGAATACAAGTTTTTTAAAACACGGCACGCATAACAATATCAGGAATCATCCATCTAAAAGGATGCTCTCGCCTTGGAATGGCGGTAAACTTATCCCGGTTAACCCGATTAATCCGTGAAATGATCGTTTCCGCCGACCTCCGGCGAAAAACAGAGGCAAACCAACAATCTAAACGAAACGACACTACTCACGGAGGTACACAAAATGGGTTACACAAATTTCGGGTTCCTAAGTCCCGACAACATCAAAGTCTGGCAGAAAATGACCCGCCACGAATGGCAGCGGAAAAGCTGGATATTCCAGAAATTCGCTGGCGTGGGATCAGGCTTTCCGATTGAGCTTATCAAGGATATGAAAAAGACCCTCGGCGGCGGTACGGAGTGCTTAATGCAACTCGTTAACCGGCTGACCCGCGACGGTATGGTAATGTCCTCGGCTGGCAATCTGGAAGGCAACGAAGAAGAAATGGAAAAGAGCGACCAGAAAATCCGCATTGACGCCCTCGCTCATAGCGTCAAGCATAAGGGTGATCTGGTTGCACAAAATGAAGTTGCCGACTTCAGGACTGAGGCCGAAATCGGCCTTACCGACTTCGGCGCTGACCGTACAGATCAGCTTGTCATGCTCACCCTCTCCGGCATTTCATACGCCTACAACCTGAACGGCACTCTGCGCGGCTACTACGACAAGGGCGGGAACTTCCAACTCGATCCGTCTTATCAGAACTTCACCTTCGCACAGGACGTAACCGCGCCTTCAAGCCTTCGTCATCTTATGTGGGACCCGGTTGGTCTGCAACTCGTTCCTGGCAATACTGCCTCGATCACGCAGAATCCCTCGACCTTCAGCTATCAGGCGCTCGTCAATCTCCGCGCCTATGCCCGGACTCACAGGATGAAACCGCTTATGTCCGGTGGCCGGGAATGGTACGTTCTCATGACCACACCTTTTGCCTTGGCAATGCTGAAGATGGACCCGGAATTCCAACGGGCTATCATCCAGGCCGGTGTGCGCGGCGACGAAAACCCGTGGTTTACCGGTGCATCCGTCAAGGTGGATGGTCTGGTTATCCATGAAACCGATTTCGTTTACACCACTACCGGCGCTGCATCTGGCTCCAAGTGGGGGGCGGGCGGGACCATTGATGGTGCTCGTTCTCTCCTTCTCGGCGCTCAAGCCCTCGGTTTTGCTGACTTGGGAGAGTGGGAATGGGTCGAGAAACGGTTCCAGTACAACCAACATCCTGCCGTTTTCACCAAGAAGATGTTCGGCCTCAAAAAGCCGGTGTACTTCTCGACAACGGATGTCAGTAACCAGGACTTCTCCGTTATCGCTTTCGATCATTACACCATCGGCGGTGGAAGCCTCGGCGTGACCGGCCTCATTTAACAACCAACTGGCCGGGGGTGAAAGTTCCCGGTTATCACCTTTTTGATGGAGGTAAATAATGAAGAAATATGTTGATAAAATCGCTTTTCTCGCACTTGTCGCGGTGGCGGTAGGTTGTTTCCTTGCAATCCCGCCTCAAGTCAAGGCCGATTCGGGGTGGGGTGGATATGGTGCTCCGGCTGCTGTGACGCAGATATTCAGCAATGTAAGTACCACAACGACCTCAACCCCTATCTTTGTGGGCCTGTATCGGCATAAGACGCTGACTGTCACTGGTATAGCCGTCTCAGGTCATACTGCGGCATCACTTTCCGGGACTGTGGCCGTTAAATGTTCGCCTGATGATAGTACCTTTATCGCTCAAACCGCCAACTGGACTACTGCGGCGGGTGTCGCGCTTTCCACCACATCGAATACAAACATGAACTGGTCTGATGCTTGCCAGTGGCTTGAATTGGTGTGGACAAAGACGAGCGGCGAAGTCTCGGCATGGCTCAGTCTCGGTAATTAACAACCAACAAATAACTCGTATGGAGGTATAAATCATGAGTTTCAACAAAGACGATGGGGGAATCCAGTATTCCCGGAAGAAAATGATCGAGTTTGCAATAGCGGATGTTATTGCTGCTGGATCGGCCGTATTTCTCGGTCTGATTGACATTCCTCCCGGTTGCATTGTCACTGGGGGAGCCTTGAACATCCTGACTGCGTTCAATTCCACTGCAACGGACACTATCGCCGTGGGAGATGCAACCACAACTAACCGGTATCTCGGCGCTACCAGCGTTCACACTACTGGCTACACAGCCTTGGTTCCTACTGGTGCTCCTGTAACGACAACCGCAATGCAAACTGTTGGTATTGTCTGGACTTCGGGCGGCGGCACTCCGACAACCGGTTTTGGCTATCTGACTGTTGATTACGTCAGGCCGGGTGCAGCCGATGAGTATTACACCCTGTCTGACCCGATTGCGCCGTAACAGTTTCATGTGATTCTAAAAACCGTCAAGGGCAACTTTGGCGGTTTTAGGAAGTACATCAAACACAAATCAGGAGGAAATTAAAATGTCTGAAGAATTTGTAAGTAAAACCCTCGATCTGTCGGTAATGAGCAAGGATAAGTTTTGCGTTCTTCCCGGACAGCCTTGGATACGGTGCGCCACAATAGAAGGTGGTCATACCATTGTTATCGCTCCGGCTGGCGCAAGAAACGCAAAGGGCGAAGTGATCTCTCCCCGTGAAATCCCTCAGATATTCGTCAATGAAGCCCTTGGCAAAGGTGCTATCACCGAGACAATGCTTTCCCGTATTCAGGCGGGACTTGGTGACGATGAGACTCCTGAAAAGCCGGTTCTCTCTCTCGTTCCTAATTCCACTCCTGATATGACGGCTGAAGAACGGTTCGGAAAGATCAAGCAAGCTCTGCTTCCCATTCTTATTGCCGGTAAGCCTGAAGATTTCACACAACAGGGTATGCCCCAGGTCGCCGCCATTTCAGCTTCAGCCGGGTTTGATGTTACCGGTGCTGAACGTGACGCCGCCTTTTCGGAGTTGAAAGACTCCCCGGAGATACAGGCACTTAAAAAATGAGCACTACAAAGGAACTTATAGAGCAAATCAGAGAAGATTTCCTTGTTGATGAAGTCGAAAGTGGCGATAATAAGAGGAATGCTCTCTGGAAAGATAGCAACATTGTCCGCGCTCTCAACCAATCAGAGAGAGAGATTGCGCGGCGTTGTATGCTACTTCAGGACTCTACGACAAACTCTATCTGTTTCCTGAACATTGTACCGGACCCTATCACCGGATTGTTCCCTCAAACCATCCAACTTTCATCCAAAGTGATACGGGTTCGGTTCGTTCTGTTCCCTCGATGTTCTCAAACACAAACTACTTACCCCCAAAACTATGACTTGGTGCGTACAACCACGGAGAGTTTAGAAAGCGAAAGTGTGAACCTATGGGGGTTTGGCCGGGGTTGGATAGGTAGACGAGGCCGAGTAGAACGGTATCTAACCGATTTTCAGTATCGCAGTCTTACTTTTGACCGTGTTCCTGAATATGCGGGTACTGTCCAAATTGGGGTTATCCGATTACCCTTAAACAATCTAAGCGCAAAAATGCCGGACAATGAACCTGAAATCAAGGAATACGATCTTTTCCTTATTCATGGAGCCTTGAAATATCTTTATTGTAAAGGATTCATGACTGAGGATACGGAAACTTACGATCCTATCAAGGAAGCCCGTTGGCGCAATGAATTTGAAAAGGACATAAATCAGATCAGTGAAGATTTAAAAGCAATGCAGCCAAAAGAAATAATTTGTAGACCGGAAGGATGGGATGAAGGGCATCATCGTGGTGGTTTTGATCATAGGGACTGGTAATGGCAAAAGAACATAACTTGGATGTGTCTATTGCTGGTTTTGCCGGTACGAATAACGTACAGGATGCAGCACGTCTTAAAATCGAGAATGGCCTTGCGGAATGTGCAATGATAAGTAACTTTGATGTTTCGGACACCTATTCTGCCGTTACTCGTCAAGGTAAAGATTTGGTCTATTCTGGCACTCCACATAGTTTCGATTCGAATGGTTCAGGCTATTTTGTGGAGGGGAATTATTTCAAGCAACTTATGCCGGATTATTCGGTTGTGATTTTGGGTACGTTAAAAGCTCCATATCTGCCGATGAGTTATACCCCTGTCAATTATATGACGGTATGTTCAAACGGTGTTGATCTTTTTATAGTTGAAAATGGTGTAGTCTCGGCTTTCTCTATTCCTCAACCTCAGTTTGGGTTGGTGAATGGAATAAACATGCAACTGAAAACGGCTATTCTGGCGGCTCAAATTGTCGCTTTTTATATGAGAAGGCTCTGGTATGCGGTTGGCCCTGCTCTTTACTTTTCTGATGCTGACAATATCGAACAGTCTGATGTACGGGATGATCCTTTCGTGTTCAATAAATTGATTACGATGGTACTTCCCCTTGACAACGGGATTTATGTTGGTGCGGATAAAGTCTACTGGCTGGCTGGCAGAGAGCCGGAAGAAATGACTATTCCTCCTGGGAGTGGTTATGATAGTACGGTGGTTGCCGGAACGGGAATTGCTTTTGATGGCAACATTGCTGGTGGTACGGGTAAAATAGGCATGTTCACAACCACGGATGGAATTTGTTTGGGTGCAGACAACGGACAAGTGCAGAATCTTACTTTGAATAAAATAGCCTTTGCTGATGGTCATCGTGGGGCTGCTATTATAAGAAAATCAGGAGATTTTAACCAGTACATATCTTGGACATAAAGGAGAGACAATCATGTTACAGAGCGACGGATTTTCATTGGCAATAACCCAAAACAGCGATTATTGGGGTAATCTTCAAGGTGGAGTGCTCGACCTTTGGAGTGGTGCAGCTCCGGCGACTGCAAACCTTGCAGCAACGGGTACGCTTCTAGCGACGCTCTCTAATGCCGGTGGTGCGCCAACTTTCGAGACTCAGGCGCAATGGTCTATCACTCTCTCGGGTACTACTTCCGGGACGTTGAACACTGTTACCCTTGGCCTTGTACCGCTGCTCCCCTCCGCTGTGACATACGCTGTGAGCTTCACGAATACTGCGGCTCTGGCGGCTGCGGCTATCAATGCTGCTCATAATTTCCTCGGCATTGTGGCGACTTCTATTGGTGCGGTTATTTATCTTACCGCTCCCCACGGATCCGGGACTTCGTTTAACAACATGATATGCGCGGCAACAGCGACAACCCTGACGGCAACTGTGGCGAGTGCTGGCGCTGCTTCAACTGCTGGCGTGGCGGCTGTCAACGGCCTCCCTTGGCTGTTCCCTCCGGTTGTAACCGCCAATGTCGGCGCAGTGGTAACAGGTGGCCCTGGAACGTGGGAAACTTCATCTGCTCTGGCAACAGGGACAATCGGTTATGCAAGGCTCAGACTGGATTCTGCGGATAATCAGGGTGCAAACTCCACTTATCGCCGGATTCAATTCACCGTAGGGACTTCTGGAACGGATATAATCAGTTCGATCCTGACGACAACCCAAGGCGCTCCGACTATCGTCAATACAGAAGGTATCACTATCGCCAACTAAGTGAATAAGGCGCGGCATGTATTTATCATCCAGCACAAACCCTAGAGTTGCGTCGATCAGCATCAATGCCACTCAGTTGGCGGCAACTACAAACCCGCGCTCTTTTTCTGCCTTACTTTTTAATGGTAATTTACTTACTCTTTCGGCTGTTACAAACCCGAGAGTTGCCAGCATTCTCTTAAATCAGTATCTAACTGTAAACGCCTCGACAAATCCGCGCTCTTTCTCGGCGAATATGTACGTTGGGCTGGCATTAACGCTCAATTCCTCGACAAATCCGCGATCCTTCTCAGCCACATTAGGGCAGACTGCGATTTTACTGGCTTCCACTAATCCCCGGACAGCCTTTGGGATACTTGCCGGTCAAATTCCGGACATGGCGCTTTCTGCCTCGACTAATCCCCGTACAGCGTTTATTGTATTAGGGATGCCGGGAACGACTCAGTTTACCGTCACGGTCATGAATCTGAAAAATAAACTGGTATCTTTTTACGAGAATTATAACTTTGAATCGGTGGCTATCTTTAACGGGGTGCCTATTGGATGTGATCCGGCTACGGGGCTTTATGTCTTGAATGGCCCTGACGATAACGGAACGGAAATTGATACTTCAATTCTTCTTGGAGATTATGACTTCGGGATTGACAATATCAAAACCACTCCTCGACTCTATCTGAATTATTCAGGAGACGGTGAAGCACAAGTTTCAGTTTCCATTGATAATGATGAAATGGATGGCCCTTACGACATCCCGGCTCCGCATGAAACAAAACTTCAAACAAGACGGGCAAAACTTCCTATTGGGTTCAGGGGAAGTCATTACCAATATCTAGTTGAGAATGTGCAAGGTTCTCATCTCACAATCCAGAACATCGAGCTTCAATTCAAGAAGTCACAACGGAGGCTACATTGAAACCGGGAAGATATGATTTTATCATAGATCAGGGCGCGAATTGGGGCCAAACATTCTATTTTGGCAATACCGCCGTGGGTTTGGCACTCCTGCCCTCATCTCCTTATACTGTTGTTGTTGATGGAGTGGCAAAAACTTTTACTCGCAATGATGGTGGTTCTTGGCTGACTGATGGTCTTGTAACCAGTAATTATCTTGTTTGTGCCGGGTTTCAGAATCAGGTTAATAACGGCTCCCACTTGATAACCAATGTCACGGCCAAGGTGATAACCTGTGATGGCGACACCTTGACCACGGAAACGGCTTCTCCGTCTATTTCTGGACAAACTGTAATGGTAGTGAAGGCTATGGACTTCACGGCGGCTACAGGTGCTTCCATGATCCGGCAACAGTACAGTGACGTAAGCCCTACAGTTACAATCACGGTTGCTTTTTCCGGTACTCCTACGGATGGTTCCATAGCACTCTCGTTGACTCATGTCCAAACTGCTGCTATTCCTGCCGGTAAAGACGTTTGTTCACAGGCAAGTCAGTATGTTTGGGACTTGAACGTAACTCAATCTTCATTGGTCACAAGAATGTTAGAAGGTAAAGTCTCTATTGATCCGAGTGCCACACATTGAGCGATTTTGAAGAAACTACAATAGTTGAGACGATAGCAGAAAATGAGATTGTGGTGATTCCACAACCTGACACTTCCGTTATTGTCGCGGTCCCTGCTCCTGATTTGCCAATTATTGTCATTGTAGGCAATTCTCCTGGTGCTCCTGGTGCTCCTGGTGCTCCTGGTGCTCCCGGTGCTCCCGGTGCTCCTGGTGCTCCCGGCACGAATGGCACGAATGGCGCTGACGGTCCAAACTTAGTTTCAACTTCTACCTCCACAAATATAACAGGTATATTAAAAGGCGACGGCTCTCATGTAAGCCAAGCCTCTGCCGGGATTGATTATGTTGGATTAATAAATCCTGTAGATCAAACTACATTCCAAGCTATTTTGGATGCAGCTTCCAACGGTGCATTTTTAGAGTTTGTTCCCGTATCTTACTCTACTCTAGTGGGTGGGGTAGTAGAAAATAAAGCCTTTGTCATTGAAGGGAATAGTTCAACCTTATCACAAACGGGGGTTGCAGGAAACGTATCTTTATTATATTTAGGGAATGGTACGCCTAACGGTACACCTCATCCCGGTTATCCGGGAACAGTTGCTACTTTTTCAGGTGATTTATCAGTTGATCAGACAAGTTTTGTAGTTAATAGTGTGGTTGGATTATCTCAAGGAGATACAGTAGTCTTATTCCTTGGGCAAGACCCATACGATGCAGCACAACATTTTATTAGATTGTGGCGTACAATAACAAATATTACCGGTACTACTGTAACTGTTGATGTAGGAGTAGACGAGTTTGTTTCAGGAACATTTGTTAATACTTATCCGGGAATATCTCCCCTTACTCATCGTATGGTAAAATTTACAACTGATATTAAGGGCATGTCTATATCTAATCTTAATTTATTACAAACTACTGGAGTTGGTGCAGACGGGGCTTTATTTTTATTGAGACAACGTAATACAACAGTAGATAATATATATATTGTTGGAGAAAATGGAGGTGCTTTTGCAGAATCAGAAAATATGTCTGTTACTAACTTAACAGTAAAGGCAAATCAGGGAATAGATATTTATGGAGTTAGAAACTTTAGACTAAATAATGCAACCTTTACTGATGTTTCTGGTACAAGTATTTATTTAGAAAATCAAGTGCGTGGAGCTATCCTGGAAAATGTTATTATCAACGTTCCAATAAGTAAAACTCCCGGTCCGGTAATAGCTGTAGAGGGGAATGCCGAAAATGTAACGCTTCGTGATTTTGTTATTTATATGCCCGCAGGGTTGACTAATGTTTTTACTTTGTATGATTCAGGACAATCAACAGATTATCGGACAGAAAACTTTACACTAACAGGCACACATGAAATTTTCCCCTTAAAAAATCATTATGGATACATTAATTATAAAGGAGTCCAATTAAATGATCTTGTAACTTTCAGAAGGACTATTCCTATTACTCCTAATATGAGCGGAGCCACCTTTGTTTTACCAGAAGGTCTTTATAAATCTTTTAAAATGTTTATTAGCAGTAAAACGGGGTTAGGAGATACTGCACTATTCCCCGGTGAATACACTGTTCATATAGGTGCAACAGACTATATCCCTGCGGCTGGCACTCTTGATGAATTGACTGTGCCGAATGGCGCATATACAAATGTTGGCACTTCTTATCCGTGGAATGACACAACGGGACGTGTAATATGGATTAATACGGATGGTACTGTTCCTACCGGTACTTACATGATTATTGAAATTGAGACATTC